CTTTACCTGCAATTGAACCCTGGTTCTTACCAACTTTACCTTCTGTACCCTTATCTGTGTCAATCTTTGCATGACCACCTTCGGCATCTTGGTAGAGTTTTGGATCTTCTTCACTTTTTGTATCGAGTGTGGGGGTTTCTGCTTTCTTCCCACCTTCGAGTAATGTTCTAAGTTTATCTGACATGATTGAGTAACTCCTTGTTATTGTAGTCTTTTCTTTATTTATACTTTTAGAAAGTTTTACTTACTTTTTTTTAATTTTTGTCGTGCCCATATTACAGATTCCCCTACAACATTCTTAATTTCTTCTGTGGTTTTATCGCCAAGATGCTCTCTGCTTTTATCTTCTGCCTCTTCTTTAATTTTATCCTTCAGTCCTTCTTCCACATATCCTTCAGGAAGAAGCACAGATTTTGAATATTCTAATAAAGATTTACTATCTGTCATTGCTTATTATCTCCGTTTATCGTCCTATATTTATAACTTTTATAGTTTTGATACAAAATCTTTGAATGCTAAGATTGCTTGTTCTTCTAGTTCTTTTGTTGATGCTTTTTCAATCATTACTTTATAGTCGTTGATTTGTTTTTCGATAATAATTCCATTGTCCCAAATCCACTCTCTACCTTCCATAATACCATTTACAAATGCTCCTGGTGCTGATGGATCTGCAACGATGTCTACTGCTGAAAGCATGAAATCGTCTTTAACATAGTTTGCACCATCTCGTTCTTCTAGTGAACCCATACCTCGTGATGAAACACCCAGTTGAGCTCCTTCACCCACAAGGTTCTTTGCGATATTTCCCATAGGTGTATCAAGAAGTTTTGCTTTACCCACGACATCATTTCCTTGAACTTTGAGTTCTTTAATCATATGTGAAACTCTATCGAGATTCACAGTCGGTCCTTGTGGATGATTGAGTTCACCTAATGCACGATTACGAGATACAAGGTCTTTATTATATCGAGTAACTTCATTGGTCATAATACCAAGTGGATATATGCGACCATTTCGATTCTTTTGTTCTGCTTGCATGAAAACACCCTGAATAAAGTGCGTTTTTACACCAGTGGACTTGTCTTCTTCGACAAGATATTGAATGTCCTCTGTCATTTCAGTTATTAGTTTCATTTGTTTTTCCCCGCAACGCGTTCTTCTTCTGCTTGCTTATTGTGCCATTGTTGCTTTACTTTGGCTTTTAGTTTATCAGTTAATTTTTCATATCTAGAAATTTTCATTCCATATACAAATTCTCTGCGACCATCTCCACGACCATCTTCACTTTCAGTTTGCATTTCTTCTGCACCTTCTGGCATTTCTTCTGCACCTTCTGGTGCGTTGGGAGGTACTTGTTTTCTATTCTTTATTTTATTGATTGCCGAAACACCTGCTTGTGTGACGACTTCTTTACCTACCTTTGTCTTTGCCAATCCACCCACAGCTCTTATAACAGTGGGAACAGCTCTCGCGGCAACGGCAAGCAGTGGTGCGATTTCTTGAATTTCTTCATCTTCCTTAATTGCTTTTTTACGAACCTTTCTTCGATTCCTCAAGTAGTCATCTGACTCGTCAGAATCACCATCGTTATCGATATCACTATCCTCAGAATCAACAGGATCCATACCTTCTCCATCATCTTCTATTTCAGTCGATGGAGCAAAAGTAATTTCATCTTCTGCCGATTTCTTCTTTTCTTTCTTTTCTTGAATACCATAAACAGCATCTACAACATCATCAGCGATAAAGTCGATTGCCTCGGAGACCTTTACATATAAAAGTTCTTCTGTTTCTTTCTTTGCGGCAGAGATGTTTCCGTTCATTAAATTTTCAATGATGTTTTCTGTATTCATGTTTCTTACCTTATTCTTCTTCGTTGAATTGTCTATTGCAGAAATCTAATACCTTATTGTAATCATCCTCTGAATTTTCGAGTAAAGAACGCATCTTTACCTGATTATCTTCTATAAGGGTGTCGTGTACTGCGACCAGATTACAGGCATCTTCTAGTGTAATATGTATATCAGAACCATCTTTGGCATCAAACGAAACGCCATTTTGTTCAGAAAGTGCTTCTTGTAGTGTTGAAATAATGCTCATATTTAGTTTCCTTCCTCGGTTTCAAAGTTTTTATCGTCTAATAGACCACTTGAAACTTCGACATGTTTGTTTGCGATGACTTCACCGAGTCTATCACTGATTTCTGCGGTGAATGCGTTATTGAATTCTTCTTGGTCTTTGTTCAACAAAGACGCCATCATTGTATCCATATTATCGTTCATTATTATGCTCCTTGTTGTTGTGGGTCTTGTTCTTGCATCATTGGATCTTCCATTTCATCTGTCCCCATTTCTGCATTTTCTTTTTCTATTTGTGTATCAATTTGCATTATATCTTCTTCTGATTGTTGTAAAATATTTTTTCGTACCCATTCTACTGAATAATATTTACCAACATATTCATCCATTTGTGCTAAAATATCTACTCTGTCTTTCATTATTTCGGATTGTTTCAATTCTGCAAAGTATGAATCAGCAGTAAAATTGAAACGAATATCTGGCTCAATGAGTTTCCAATCATCTTCAGACATTACACCTTTGAGTATTAATTGAACTCTAAGAAGTTGTAAGAACATTTCAGAAAATCGAACTCGCAACTTTCCAATAAATTTCTGGAATTTTACTTCATCTCTTGTAATTTCTGCGGAACGACCCATATTAAAGCCATTTTCTGCTTCCATTCGTGAGATTGGAATGTTCAAAGAACGATAAACCTTTTTGAGAAGATATTCAACATCTTCCATTTCACCGAGGTTTTGACCACCATCTAGCGTGGTAATTTCTGTACCTCTACCACCCTCTCGTCTGGGCATCCAAAAATCTTCTAACATATGTAAATGGTTTCGACCATCTGTCACTTCACCTGTTTGTGCATCATATGTTAGTTTGTTTCTATATCTATTCATAATATCACGAATATATTGTTCTGCTTTATTTTTCGGAAGATTACCCACATCAACATAGAAAATTCTTCGTTCTGGGGCTCTCGATATTCGATAGATAACAACTGCATCTTCAATTTGACGAAGCATATTTGTTGGTCTAATTGCTTTTTGTAGATATCCAACAACTCTTTTGCTCGTCATATCAATAACACCAGAATGAGAATAGCAAATTGAATCAGGAGCAATTTTGATACCACTGGTAGGAGTTGAATAGGTCGAAGTTTTATCTGTATCTGTGTAAATATAAAATTCTTCTATCTTTTTTATAAATGGAACTTGATTCGTTCCACTGGGTCTATCTTTTAGAACTCTTCGTATCTTTTTTATCTTCACTGGATCAATAGCACGAAGTTCTTTGATACCTTTTTGTGGATTATCTTTATCCAATACAATATGATAATAAATTTTACTATCAATATACCACTGTCTAAATAAATCCACGCCCCTTTTGTGAAACTTTAAAAGTCGAAGAATACCATCATATTCGCTATATATTTTCTTTTTTATGTTATTAGATAAATCGATTTGTTCCAAATCAAGCTTTACTGGTTTTTGGTCTTTATCCATAACAATAGATTCATTTACAATATCTTCAATTGCTTGATCTACTTCTGGCATCATTGCAAGAGATCTGTATTTTGCAATTAGTGCATTCTCATCACGAACAGAACCAGTGAAGTCTACGAGTGTCCCGAAGACTCCCCCGGTTTCTAGTGTGTAAGTACCGTCATAACTGTCTGGTGCGACAAACGATTCTTCTTTATTTGATTCTTGTGGTCTAACTGGATTCTTTTTCCCAATAGTTAAACCAAAAAGTTGCATAGGCATAATATAAATTCCTTATATGATTAGTTACTATATGTATAATACTTTAATCAAGTTTATTTGAAGGAAGACCAACAACAGACACTTACTAACATGCGGAGAGATAGTCGTATGCCAACGTGCAAGAAAATTCGGTTGCTTGATCAGCAGTATCATAACTTAAATCGATTGCACCGACATCAACTGGCCAACATTCATGCAGATTCACGCATGTGTGAGGTCCACCCATCATATTGAGTTGTTTTACCGTAATCGTCTTGTAATTGTCCTCATCACTGCCTCCAAGAATGTCTGGGTTATCTGGTATGTTTGACTCGTGTTGATTGAACTTTCTATGCCACTTTACCAGTACGTCTCTTATATTATGTTTAACGTCATCAAGTACAGTAAACGTCCATTCTGCATATGCACGATCACCTGGTAATTTTGCAACTCTACCACGAAATGGAATTTGAAGTATACCTATCGTTTCTGCTGGAATTGATGCTGCCTTTACCAGTATGGTTTCGACCCCATCAATATTTACCATAAATCGGTTGGGTCTTGTTCCGCCATCAAATTCTGCTTTAAATGTTGAGATTTTCATCGATTCTTCTGCCATGTTTTATATTCCTTTATACATTATCCTAGTGATATGATGTTAGTATGCATTATCCTAATGGATCTGCTGTATTTTTGTTGGTGAATGTTATTCTAATGAAGTTAATAGATTTAGTCGGTTTGATGTAAATGTCTGCGATAAATTGATTTGAGTCAATCATTGATGCAGTATTATTTGATTCATCACAAACCACTTTGTAATCATATACTCCTCTTCGATTTTGAATATTTCTCAACATCGGATCAACTGCATTAACGAAAGATGCACGCGTCTGGGCATCGTTAAATTCGAATAATTTACTCCGTGCAGCAGCACCAATTCTCTTTTTCAAGTAGATGAATAGTCGAGAAACATTAATTCTACTTAAAGAACTGGTGGATGATGCTCCAGTTTTGTCTCCAAATAACACAGTTCCTTCTCCAGGAAAGGTTACTATAGGATTAACATTTTTATCGTACATGGTATCCATCTGAGCATTGGTTGGGTTTTCTACCAGACTTACTACATCAAGAATTTGACCTCGCGTAAATCCTGCAGGAGACCACCAAGGGTCTTTAAGTTTATCGGAACGAGCAATACACCCTGCAGCATCTGCAGCACAACTAGTTATAATGTAATCATCAGTAGTATCAGCAGTGTTATCTAGATTCCGAAAGACGTTTAAATGTCGCTTTTGACCAAACACGCTAAAACAAAATTCGTCATCGGTGGAACCGTATCCATCTGCGTTTGTCGCGTCACCAGTTGCAGACACAACAGCAATACAATCACCTCGATTGGTCGCAATCGATGCGATGGTCTCTACTGCATCTCCACCAGTTGCAGAAAATACAATATCAAGAGGGAGTTGTGAATCTTGTAATACAGTGAATTCCGTGTGTGCAGTTTCTTCTCCAGTTGAACCGACAATTAGTACACCACCATATTGTAGGTAATTGTGTGCTGCCCACCATTCATTTTTCCATGAACCAGTTGGTCCAGCTGCCCATCTTGCAAATGTTCCACCACCAAATGTTGTGATACCACTAAAGACATCACCACTTGCACCAGATCCAACGGGATCATTTGATTTCAATCTACTAATCCAATCTAATAGATTATCGACTTCCATCACACCACTTTTACGTTCTGCAGTATATCCAACTGCACCAATAAGTCCGTACTGGGATGGCATTCCTGCCCGTAATGAAGCTCCAGATTCTGTTCCTGGAACGAAAAAACTTTCGTCATTAATAATAACTGTTACATTTGGTCTTGCCATGTGAATCTCCTTGAAGATATTTAATTATTTATTTTCAAACAATACTATTTGTATTCTTGATATTTATACTTTTATGGTTTTCTACATTGAAAACCATCTATCTTCACCATCCCATTCACCTTCCTCTGCTTCGTCAGCAATGAAACCAAACGGCATTAATTCATCCTCAATATCTCTAATTTTTTCCTCATATATCTGTGTTCTGATGTCTGCATCAGTTAAGGATTTAAAATAATCCTGTCTGGTCATCCACGCAAAAAGCACCAAAGACATTACCAAATCGTCTGTATGACCATCATCTGCTTCAAATGAATTCTTTTTTGCAATAAAGGTAATCAATTCATTAATCGTATCAACGTCTTCTACAAGAAGTTTATCTTCTTCTATTAAACTTTTCAATATAGAACACCCAAGTTTTTTGACTGGCATCGTTGTTCGTACACCCAATTGTGATTGGGAACTTCTTCCACCAAAACCACCACTCATCACTTGCCCTGCACGACCTTTATATGTCGTCATCATAACATTTTCATATTCTAGGTCTTGATGTAAAATATCAGCTACTTGTCCACCAATATCGTTAATCTCAATCAAAACACCCGCATGGTTATATCTCATTGCAACAGCACGAATAACGGTTGGATATACCATAGGAGATATTGTGTTATTTCTGTATCTCGCAACCATTTTATATGGCATTTCTGTAGCGTCAATCACCACAAATGCACTATAATCTTTTCCTTGACCTCTGGAAGTATCAACCGTAATGAAGTAATCTCTATCTTCTTTCGGTTCTTCATATATCCATAGTCCGTCTGCATCTTTGGTTTTTGGTGTTGCCCAATTCAACACACGAAGTTTCGCAGAAGAAATCAGAGTGTTTTGACTACCCAAGAAGTCGCAAATGAATTCTTGTTGGAATTGCTCTGCACTGGTATTGGCAATAGTTTCTTCTTTCCACTTTTCATCTCGTAATGGACCACCAGGATATTGCGGTACTTGATCCCAACTTACTTCAATTGGAATGTAATCGTTCTTACCATCTTCGCCAAGTTTCTTTGTCGCACCTTTCCAATAATAATAGAACATATTCAATCCGTTTGGTGTTGAAATCATAATCACTTTGGTTTCTTGTCCCGCGGAAATTGTCGGATATACTGAATTGAAGAATTCTTCGGCAATATTGGTAGGAACATGTGCGAATTCATCAAGTAAAATTGCATTATATGAACCACCACGAATAGCACTAGATGATGTAGATGATGCAATAATCCTTGAACCATTTTCAAGTTTAATGGATGCTTTATTCCACTCTACAATCCCCTGTTGCAACCAAAGTGGTAAGTATTCGTATGTGAGTTGCAGTCTACTGAGAATATCTTTCGCAACCGCCTGCTTGTTTGCAAGAATCGCAACATTCATATTCTGATTGAACAGGGTGTAGTGTAGTAGGTATGCAACCATAGTAGTGGACTTACCAGATTGTCGAGGAAGTTTTGCAATGGTGAATCTGTTTTCATGTACCGTTTGCACCATGTCTTCTTGAAAGTCATATAACTTAAAGGGAACAAGGCCTTCGTCCAATGAAACAACCTTAATATACTTCTCAATAAAGTATACAGGGTCTTTGGCACATTTCATATACTCGACTACCTGTTCTTCAGTGAACTCAATATCAACGCCAGCCTCTTTAAGTTGTTTATTTCCTAAATAACCTTTTGATTTATTTGTCATTTACTATCTCTGTATCAATAATATCTTGTGTGAGTGCTTTTGTTCGACTTCTCTCTGCATTTATTAGGTCTTGCAAATCACTCGTAGAACCAACATAAATTGATTGATTGGTTGTATTATTGATATTAACTTCTTCTTTATTGATTTCTTTTACTTTCTTGTGTAAATCAATGAGGTCTTTGTTCACCTCTGCAACGGTCTTTATCATCTGGGCTGCAACTTCATATGCTCTTGGAGCATCACCTTGCGTTGCAACATTTAGAATACCATCAATGGCATCTTCACCTTGCTTGATGAGTTCTTTCATGTTCTTACGAACCAACCAATAATCTTTTTCGCTGTCAACGGCTGCAACCTCAATCTCTCGTATCGGTTTGGGTGCGAGTTCTTTTGGTTCTTCTTTTGGTTTGAATTCTGTATTTAATGCTTCTGATAGTTTTTCGTCAACTGACTTCTTTTCATTCATAATAATAATCACCATAAATTTGGTTATCACTACCAGTTCCACCACTGAAACCACCAGTAATACCTATTCGTAAATCATGTACACCATCTACAGGATAGTCCCATTTTTCTTCTGACCCAAATATATCTATTTCTGATTGCAAAATCATCTTACTAGATTTAACTGGACCATATATGTAGGTTTTTGCTGTAAATTCAAAAGTAGATGTAAGGTTTCTTCTAGTATCAAATGCACCTTCATATTCTTCTACCGTGTTTACACCACCTAAAACTATGGGCACATCTACTTTGTTGTTTATATCATTTACTTTCATAGAAACAATAAATTCTGGCGTAAAGTACGGCAAAATTTGTTCTACTATTTGTAAGTTGTCATTTTGGTTTCTTGAAAATGCATAAAGTCCCAGTGAAATGATATAAGGAACTTCTGCATAGTTGTATGATTGTGATAATCCGTCTTGTGAAATTGCTTTAGTTTTGCGGAGTTTATTTGTTTTTCTTGTTGGGTCGTATTGAATACCTGTAATATCGAAACCCAATCTCGGTAATGTAATTTGCACCTTAGAGTGGTCTGATATGCTACTGCTTTCTTGTATCCTTCTTATGAACTTTTCTTTTGGTCCATATGAAAGTGGCACGCGAATGGTTTCCTTGAGTGTTCCGTCTGTGTTTCTTCGTTCGACATTGATGTCATTGAAAAGAGAACCAAACCCAATGATTAGTTTTCTAATTGATTCGTTGTAAAATTGTGTAAACATTAATAATTCCCTTCACTGAAAGGATCTGTTTCTGTAAAGTCAAATATGTCGTCCACATCACGATTGAATTCTATTTCTTCATTATCTCCGGCAGGTGCATCATCTTGAGGTTCTTGTGGTATAATAACTGTAGTTGTTGTACTGCTATTGATTTCGTATTCTGCACTTGATACTGCACCCTTAATGGTCTGACCATCACTGGTAGAAATTGTACCAACGATATTTGTTAGTGTTAGTGTAGTTACATCATCATCCCAATCGGTTGCAACAGCAGTTGCAGTTGCATTTGCAAGTTCAGCAGTCGCGCCCGTAACACCAGATACTTGATAAACAGTTTCACCTTCAAAGAAATTAATATAAGTATCACTACTAACTCTTGTTCCCATATCAAATTCGACTGCGAATTTCTTGCGTACTTCTTCAACCGTATCAATATCAGTATAACCAGTATCGATTTCTTCTTGGCTGTATGAGAAGACCTCACAAGATAGTTTATATGTGTAAAGTTTTCCTAATTGATAAAAAGGATTTTCGTGTTCAACAAAGTTGATTTCAAATAGTGTTTTGCTCAACGGAAAGAAAATCAAATCACCTTCTCTAGGCCGAGTAATACTTTCATAATCTCCAACAGATTGTTCAAATCGTTTTCTGGAAACAACGAGTTCTACTCTATCTTTGATTTCTAATCCAAACTTCGCAAGAATATCACCTTCACCCTCGAAACCATCAACAGATTGAATATACATTTCTAATTGATAACCATCATCAAATTTAGAAAGAACATCTTCACCAAATAAGTCATCTACATTCACAAGTGTTCGTGGAATGTAAACCATGTCCTTCCCCATCGTTTTGATAGTTTCGATAGTAAGGTCTTCTAGTACGTTCTGTTCGCCAGAATATTCTTTGAAATATGGATTTCGAGCCATTTATTATCCTGTCATAAAATCAATTGGAAGTTCGTATTCAGTTTGTAACCTTTCCTCAAGCAATTGAATTTCTGTATCTGCTTCTTGTGAGATTGCTTCCCCTCTCATAGATACACCACCGGGTAACTGAATACCATCAAATTTTGACATATTAGAACCCCATTGCTTCTTTATAAGTGCAGTGGTATATTTTTTTAACCAAATATCATTGAATACTTGTGTAAAAGTTCCGAAAGGGATTGCAACATATGCTTCGATGATTACATATTTACCAACTTGCAAATCATTTTTTGTGGTGTCGATATGTAATCTGTCTGTAACTTTATTGAATCTTATTAATTTTTCTGGGTCAAAGAAGTCCTGTATCATATTAATATGACGTTTAGTAGAATCATATTTCGCAAGACCCATAGAACTATTTGCACCAAGACCACGATTTATACCAAAGTAATCATGTAACGCCATTTGATATCGAACATCAAACATGTTGATATTTGCAAATGTACCAAATTGAAATACCTGAACAACGGTTAAAATATCTTTACCTGTTGGACCATCCCCGGTCGGGCCATTAGTTGGTCCTAACGCACTCGTATCGATATATTTGTTGTCTTTATCTTCTTGTGTAATTTGATGACTAAAATATGCTCTCTCTGCCCCATCGAAATGTCGTTCTGCAAACAATTCCAATGCTTCATCCACCCTATCTGAACATTGCTGTCTGTCTACATTGATTTCGATAACTGGTTCGCCCAGTCTTCGGAGAGAATAATCAACCAATTCATCTCTTGAACTAATATTTGCCATTAAAAAACTCCTGATGCTTGTAAAAATCTATACTATATGTATAAAAAAGCATCAGGAGCCGGATGGACGGACTAGATTATTCTTCTGTTTTTGGTTCTTCTGCTTCGTTTTCTTCTGAAATGGGTTGCATTCCTATAGTAACAGGAGTTTTTTGGACTTCTTTATATTCTATATTTTCGATATAATACTTGCGCGTCACTGGTTCTTCTGCTTCATCTGGAGTAGAAACAACATAATTTGTAAATCCAGGCATTTGAAGGGTGCAAGCAACCTTTGGATAGTCGAGTTTACTATATTCATCAGCGTGTTGTGTCAACCAAGTCATTTTTTTATCCCCACACCCACAAGCACCGCAATAGTGCATACCTTCGCCGGTTTCACTTTTCAGCAGGTGTTCGCACGGTGGTAGAACACCACCTTGTGCTTCATTACCAAAACAACTCAGAACTCGAAGTTGTTTGATTGGTGTGTTGATTTTATTATTATTCATTCCCCTTGAAGCCAAAGCAACTGCGAAACTTTGAACCATACTCAATTTCTTTTTGAGACCTCTTTGATTGGGGTCAATTGCTACTTTTCTAAATTGTTGCTTTTCTTCTGACATTCATAATCTCCATATTAAATATATTTAATTGTACTACATTATTCACACAAATCAAGTAAAATTATTCATTATTCTTTGATTTCTATTGCGCAAATTGTTCTGCACATATGTTCGATATTTCTGGGAGTATATACAACAACGGAATCATCTCCAAAAGATTGTGCATTTACCAGTTGAGTTCTTCCACCATAATCAATGCTTGTTAAAAATGTAGAAGACCAATAGAAAGTTTTGGAATCAGATATCAAAGATGTATAGGCCTGATTAGGCGTCTCATCTTTAATTGTTGTATTTTCAATGAATTCTAAGGATGTTGTTTGATTATATAAGAATGCCAACATATCCTTTGACGGAACAACATGTTCGAACCATATATTTTTATTGTATATACTATTAATTTTTGTTGTAAGAGAAGTGGTATTATAGTTGGCGTTTTGTAAAGAATCCCAAGAAGATGATTGTCTAGTATTTGAAACGCTAGAAATTCCTTCATAGGAAATTGGCTTGCCACTAAAATCACTATTAGCTACAATTATTGCATATGTTTTGGTATTATTATTATCTTTATTTTCTGCTCGATATTTGTATGATATACCAGTTGATTCGGATCCCAAACATTCACTTCCAATCCCATGAATGTCATCCTTACATACAAACTCCCCGACAAACCTACCAACATTCCATACACTCTGTCCTATTTTCCACGAAGAAACGGTATCTCTATCAATTCTTTTTTGGTTTTGTATATATTTTTGAATACCTGTGGTGAAATCATCACTACAATGATATAGAACACCATCTGGATTAAATCCAGACCATACACCTTTTTTATTATCGCAGGCTGTTTTAGTTTCATTGCTGCATTGTATCGTTTGATTTTTTATATAAGAACAGCTTGATTTTAATTTTGATGGACTACCCGAATTATCATATTCTTTTTGTATCTCTTTCCAAGTTCTATTTGTAGAGCGAACACCCGTTCGTTTGTCTATATCAAAATTTCTTTCGTCATCTCCGCAATTATACATTTCATTATTATTGCAATTTATTATGTCAGCATCGGGCATTTCTGCGGGTTCGGTGCAAAAGGAACTATTCCAATATTCGATTCCTGTTGCACCCATTGCAAGACCAAATTCGGCACACTCTTTTATCGTACAAGCATCATCACAAGTAACACCAGAACAACACGCTCCCGGCCACCGAACATCTTCAATTTGTTCACCCTGAGTGCATAACATATGCGCTCCAATTTTAATTTGTGCTGGATCCGTGCCATTATCAGGAGTTTCGGAGGTATATACCGAGCAATCTGTTCCTCTTGCCCAAATTCCACCCCTATCAGAACATTCACAAAATGTTACATCATTTTTTAATCCACCTTGATAGCAAGGATATATTAGAGCTTGCCCATCATCAACATTAGAACAATCCGCGCCTTGGTGATTTTTAAATAATCCCGTTGCACCTCTAAAATCATCAACATAAGAGCAAGCGCAACAACACCCCGTTGCACCAAGTTCGGGACATGATACCTGAGACACATCATTTCCTTCTATTGATTGCCAATGTCCACCATTGGAGACACATGTATTATAGTATTCTAATATGGGTTCTTCAGCTCGTGCATAGCAACAAGCGCCCAGCGAATCAATATTACCGAGGGCGTTTACAATAGATGGAATTCTAGATCTGTGCTGTATGCTCATTTATTTTCCTTATTATGTATAATCATTAGCATCGAGGAAATTCACAATTAGGATAACAATTCATTTCTACACATTCACCGTTAGGTAAAAGTCGTCTTGTAGTTATATTTCCATCTTGATTAAATGTGGTAATATCTGGTAGATTTGATACTACATTTTTATTTTCTGCATCATGTCCAACGGTTGGATGTGCATATGGAATATATCCCGGCATCGAAGGATCATCAGAGCTGTCACCTTGTTCACCTTGGTTTGGAGGGCATGGTGGAGAATGTGAGCAGCAACCACTAGTATTCGTGTGACCGCAGTCGTCTGCCCAGTATGGGGGTTCTGAAGACTGTTTGCACGGATTGCAGAAGTCGAAGGTGTACTTACGGAACGGTGGGCACGGCCCAACCATCTTGCCGATTTGTATATTGAGTCCGCAATCGCAAACAGTAGGCAGAGGCCATGAAAAGTTGGGACTCCAACCGCGGCAGCAATCGTCAGGGTAGTGGCTCATATCGACAACACGCTGAATACCTTGTCCAGCGCCATTCTCCCATGAGCAACAACAGTTATGGCTTAACCCGTTTGCGGTTCTTTCAACTATTATGGTTTCGCGTGCATTACATGCTATGTCCCAATAGTCGCAGTAGAAACATGTTCCAACTGATCTTGGAGAGTCGATATCGTTGCAGCAATAGTGTGTTTCATTATCATAACCCTCACCATTTTCGCAACACAACATTTTTCTATCCCCGGGATCTGTATCATCATCAACCCATTTTTTATGACATCCGCACTCCGTCTTGAACCCGGGGCCGCTATAATCAATTGCTTTACAACAGCATTCCGTAGAATCCCAAGTCGGTACGTTTTGATCTGCATCGCGCTCGCAATGATTCATTCCATCTTCGCAACAAAAAGGAACAAGATTAGTATCTGGTTCGCGGGTTAGACATTCACCACCACAACATTCTGTTCCAAGTGGTATAATTTCATATTCGCCCTCATGCTCGTCATAATACCAATAAAATCCTGGATTTGGCTTACAATGTTCGCATCCCATAACACTACCATCACCAGAAAATCCAGAACACCCGTCAGGCATGACCCAACCTCCTCCATCCCATTCATCTTCTATACAATGCTCTGGGCAACAAGGAAAGAGACATTCACCATCACCATCAGCGCAGGTTTGTAATTTCCAAATCTGGTTATCGTTGACTCCGTCATCTTCGTAGTCAAAATCATCTTCGCACAACTTGATAGACGCTGCATCGTCATCATCAACGGTTAGATACCAGTAACCCCAATCCCACGTATACAAAAACTCGTTAACATCCAAACCATGACCAAGATGATCCCCAGCCGAAGGACCCATTCCTGCGGGAACAACATCATCACCCGCTGCAGTCCATCCGCAACCACAAGACTTAGCATAACTATAATCTGTGACGGGACCGGTAGA